CTGCTCCGGTATCGGTGTCGGCTTATACTATAAATCAATTAGTAGTGGTATCTTTTGCTTCCATAACTGATATGACTGCAATAACAGGAAGTTTTTCAACAAAAGTTTCTTCTGCAGCAATGGAAATAAGTGGAGTTGTAAGTGGTTCTTCAGCTGTCTTTAGTGGTATTGTTAGTGCAGCTTTTGACGGAGCTTTAACAGGTGATGTCACAGGTGATGTTACTGGTGATGTAACTGGTGATGTCACTGGTGATGTAACTGGAGATATAGATGGAGCTAGTGGTAGCTTTAGTACAGGAATTAGTTCTACTGATATAGTAGGAGTTACTGGAAGCTTTACTACAAAAGCTTCAGCAGCAGCTCTTGAAATAAGTGGAGTTGTAAGTGGTTCTTCAGCAGTATTTAGTGGTATTGTAAGTGCTGCATTTGACGGAGCTTTAACAGGAGATGTTACTGGTGATTTAACAGGAGATGTTACTGGTGATTTAACAGGAGATGTTACTGGAGATATAGATGGTGCCAGTGGTAGCTTTAGTACAGGAATTAGTTCTACTGATATAGTAGGAGTTACAGGAAGCTTTACTACGAAAGTATCTTCAGCAGCAGGAGAGTTTAGTGGAGATGTGTCGGCAGCAGATGTTTATACGAGTGCTGTAGCGGCGGGAGTAAATACCCTTTTAGGTAAACAGATTCATATTGGAACTGCAGCAGTGGCAGATGTGGTGAGTTTAACAGACGCAGCAACTATAGCAGTGGACTTTAATGTAGGACAGAATTTTGCTGTGCAGTTAGGAGGAAATAGAACGCTAGAAAATCCTACTAATTGTGTAGCAGGACAAACAGGTTCTATTTTCTTAGAGCAGGACGGCACAGGTTCACGTACTTTATCTTATGGTTCCAGTTGGGATTTTGCAGCAGGAACAGCTCCTACATTGACTACAGATGGAAGTGCCATTGATAGACTTGATTATATTGTTTATACGTCTACTGATGTACAGGCTATGGCTACGTTGAATTTAAGCTAGGAGATAAAGAGTGTTTCAAAATAATGTATTAGCAGGAGCGGCAGCAGCATCAACTGGTGCCTACACGATAGATAACTCCTGTCGGTTTAACGATGACGATAGTTCATATCTTTCTAAAACTCTTGGCACAGCAACTGATGCCAATAGATGGACATACTCTACTTGGTTTAAACGAGGAAATCTCATCAGCAGTGGTCCTGCCCCATCTATTTTTACAGCAGGGTCAGGAGCTGGAGATACCGACCGTGGAGATATAGTTATATATACTGATAATAGATTAGCAGTTAGTGGAGGTAGTACAATTTATAGAGTTACCACTCAGGTGTTTAGAGACCCTAGTGCATGGTATCATCTTATTGTTGCCGTCAATACCGATGAATCTGGAAATGATATGATTAAGATATATATCAATGGTTCACAGATAACAGCATTTGATACGACGAATAATCCATCAAGTGGAGCAAATACGGGGATTAACACTGCAGTAGCACATGATATTGGTTTGCAAAATCATGGAGGTGATGGGTTGTGGGATGGCTATATGTCCGAAATCAATTTCATTGATGGACAACAGTTAACCCCATCTAGTTTCGGAGAAACCAATGACGATGGAGTTTGGATTCCTGTAAAATTTAGTGGTACATATGGTGACAATGGGTTTTTTCTGGCATTTGGGGATTCATCAGCTTTAGGCGACGACACCTCCGGCAATACTAATGATTGGACGACTTCGGGATTAGCTGCTGCTGACCAGATGACGGATACACCTACAAATAATCAAATAACTTATAATCCATTAAATAATCAAAGAAGTGGTGGTACCCTTAAAGATGGTAACTTAGTTTATAACGGACCGGGTACACGGACAATGGTATCATTATCAGCTAACCTTCCTCCAACTGGTAAATATGCAGTAGCCTTTTCGACAAATAATGTCGCCGCTAATAATGGATGGAATTTTGGAATTACGAAATCCAACAACACTAATTTTGGTGATGCGGCTGGAAGCAATGAGGATGTTGGTGCAAGTGATGGTCTTAATATGAATCCATCTTCTTCTAGTTTGTATTTATATGATTATATAAATAGTTCAAGTATTAACCCTAGTCAGGCAATAACAACCTCTGATGAATTTTGGATGGCCGTTGATATGGCTACTGGTAAGTGTTTTCTGGGTATTTATGATGCAAGTGCTACAGCAATGGTATGGATAGCTGCTGATGCAGGTAAAGATGGAAATCCAGCTACGGGAGCAAACCCATCGATAACTATATCAGACATGATTGGAAGTACTGAGTATACGTTTGCTGTTGGAGCCAAGGCTCCTGTTCTAACATTAATAAAGTCTGCTGATATATCTGGAACAACACCAACTGGATTCACTTATTTTGAAAATGTTGCAGATTTCCCTGCACCAACCCTCAAAGACCCATCGACTAATTTCCAGACACAACTCTATACGGGAAATGGGACTGCCATAGGTTCAGGTGGTAAGGCCGTCACATTTACTGGTAACTCCAGTATGCAACCTGATATTGTATGGATTAAAAATCGAGATGCTGCGGACAATCATTCTAATTATGATGCCGCAAGAGGTACCACCAAGTTACTGGAAATAAATAGTACCAATACTGAAACTACAACAGCCGAAGGAGTGACGACATTTGGTTCAGATGGTTTTACAGTTGGTAGTTTAGCTGCTGTTAATACAAATACTGAGGATTATGTAGCATGGTGTTGGGCCGCTGGTAATTCAGGAGCATCAAATACTGCTGGTAGTATCAACACCACAACCACCTATGTAGATGCGACGGCTGGAATATCGGTTAGTACCTATACAGGAAACGGAAGTGGTGGAGCTACTGTTGGTCATGGTTTAGGAACTACTTTAGATACTGTATGGATACTGCCTCGTAGTAATGGAGATAATCATCTTGTTTCTAATTGGGAAGATGGTATTACGGCTTTTACTGAAGATTTGAATCTTACTAATGATAATGCTGCTACTACTTCTGAACATATTACAGGAGGTTCTTCTACGACTTTTACAATAGATTCAAATAATAGTGTTAATGGTTCTGGAAGAACATATGTGGCATACTCTTTTGTAGGGATAGACGGCTTCTCTAGATTTGGCACATATACTGGAACCGGAAATGCAGATGGCCCTTTTGCTTACTGTGGATTCAAGCCATCACTTGTTATTATTAAAAAAGCATCTGCTGCTGATGGTTGGATTATGTTTGATAATAAAAGAAATGCGTATAATTTAACTGACCTTACATTAAGAGTTAATGGCACTGATGTAGAGGCAACTGATTCACAAGCAGCAATCGATATTTTGTCCAATGGGTTTAAAGTTAGAGTTAGTGGAAGTCGAATTAATGTTAGTAGCGGCTCTTTTATATTTATGGCATATGCAGAAAACCCATTTGGTGGTGATGGTGTAGCTCCAGCACCAGCACGATGATATGATTAAGAAAATATTTTTAATATTATGTTTGTGTTTATTATCAAATATAACTTTAGCAAATGAAGGAGAACCAGTTTTTAATCCCTGTGGTCTTAATGGACTTCAACGTGATGGATTAACTTCTTATTTTTATTATAAGTTTTCAGCACAGCATAAAGATTTATCTTTAGAAGAAACACAATATTTTTTAAAAAGTATAGAACAGGAAGATTCGAGAATAAGTAATGTAAGAATTTTTAAGTCTCCGCATCGGGATGGATATGCAATTATTGCGTCATATCTATTTCAAAATTTCTTGGGAGGAGAAGTTCTGGTAGAATTATATTGCATTGAAAGAGTAAATAAGTCTCCAGTACTTTATGTGACTGAAGAAGGTTTGCGAAAGTTCATCGGAAAATCGTATGACGAAGTGAGGTAAAAATGTTTAAATATCAAGAAAAAACAATTAGACCGGGAAAGGCATGGACGGATATAAATGGCGTTCAGCACCCATCTAATTGGCATATTTGGTCTGCTGAGGAAAAAGCTTCTATAGGTATTGAGGAGATAATTGAAGAATCTCCACCAGATAGTAGGTTTTATACATGGTCTCAAAATAAAGATGGTACTATCAATAGTTCTGAAAAACCTGTCCAAACTGTAAAAGATAGTTTCGTGGACCAAATAAAGAATACTCAGAATTCACTGCTATCCTCTACAGATTGGGTAATTATTCGTAAAGCGGATAGTGGAAAAGCTATTCCTGCTGATTTTCAGACTTATAGAGATTCTATTAGAGCTAAAGGAGATGAAATGGAAGCAGCTGTTACAGGAGCTGGCAGCATTGCTCAATTAGAAGTTCTTCTTCTTACTTGGGATGAAGAGGGCAATAAAAGTGGAATTCTTTTTGATTGGCCTAAAGCTCCTTGGGATGAAGAGTTGTAAGGAGAAATAAACATGGCTTCCACCTACACAAGTCGTATCCGACTGGAATTACAGGGAGATGGTGAAAATCCTAATAGTTGGGGAACCATTCTTAATGATAATGTTATTAACTTAATTGATTCTGCGATTGCGGCCTATACTACCGTTTCTCTTTCTTCTGTTGATAAAACTTTATCAAACAATGATGGTGCTGCCGATGAAGCACGGTCTGCTATGCTTGAATTTGTGGGTACGGTTAGTTCTAATGTTAATGTTGTTATTCCCGGTAATAGTAAATTCTATTTGATAAATGATAAAACAGTTCGCCAAAGTTCCAGTACCATTACCGTCAAAACAGCAGGTGGTTCAGGATATGAAGTAGGTACGAGTGCTACTAGAATTCTTATATGCGATGGAGTGAGTGTCTTTGAAGCTGGTGCTCCTTTAACCGCTGCTGTATCATTTACTACAGCTACAATTAATACTCTAACTGCTACCAGTATTACTACCAGTGTTATGTCAGCGACAGGTCCAGTAACTATAGCAGGTCAGTTATCTGCAGCAGGAGCTACTTTTAGTGGAACTGTATCGGCAGGAGGAGAAATTATAGCTACTACTATTGGTATTGGAACTGCTTCTCCTTTGGGACAATTGCATATCACAGCTAATGCTATAGCAGATAAAGTATCTTTAACCGATGGAGCTTCTATTGCAGTAGATTTTGGAACAGGACAGAATTTTGAAGTGCAGTTAGCTGGCAATAGAACTTTAGAAAATCCTTCTAATTGTGTAACGGGACAAACTGGTTCTATCTTTTTAATTCAGGACGGCACAGGTTCACGTACTTTATCTTATGCTGCAAACTGGGATTTTATAGGCGGGACAGCTCCTACTTTGAGTACGTCTATTGATTCTGAAGACCGTCTGGATTATATTGTAAGAACTTCTACGGATGTACAGGCAATTCTAACTAACGCGTATACTTAATGTCTTCGACAATGGCAAAATTAGTGAAGTTAAACTTCACACCGGGCATTCATAGAGAATCTACGCAGTATGCTGAAGAAGGAAACTGGTATGATACTGACCACGTAAGATTTAGAGATGGAAGACCTGAAAATTTACGGGGATATGTTAAAAAGAGTTCGACTGTTTTAACAGGAACAGCCAGAGATTTAATTACATGGGCCGATAATAGTACTTTTAAAAGAGCGTCATTCGGAACTGAAGCAAAACTGTATGAATTTAATGGAGATACTGTTTTTGATATTACTCCTATTCGAGGGAAAACCAGTACAGGTGATAATACATTAGCTATAGTTACTATTGATGGAACGAATAATGGCTTCTCTACTGCTGCAGGTTCGGTAAGAGTTTCTGTTTCAGCCTCTAGTCATGGTGCAGAAACAGGAGATTTTGTAGCTTTTACATCTGCTACTACGATTGGAGGAGCTATTGATTTAGGAAATAGAACTTATCAGGTTTCAGTACTAAATACTAATTCCTTTTCTTTTGATGCATCAGTGACGGCCAGCAGTACAGAAACGGGAGTAGGCACAGCTACCGCAAATTTTTATTTACATACAGGAACTTCTGTAGCTATTCAGGGATTAGGTTGGGGTGCTGGTGTATATAATGCTGGAGTTTCATCTACTGGAAAAAGAGCTTTTAATGAAGCAGCTACTTCTTCTGCTATTATTTTCAGAAATACCCAATGGACGATTGATAATTGGGGTGAAGATATTGTTGCTTGTAGAAGGGAAGGAAGAATTTATAATTGGGATACATCACAGGGACCTACTACTCGTGCAGCTTTGATTAGTGCTTCTCCTAGTGTAAATAATTATGTTATTGTGTCTCCTAATGACCGTCATTTAATAGCTTTAGGAAGTACAGAATTTGCAACTGGAACTTTCAATTCTATGCTGGTTCGATGGTCTGACCAGAATAATTTTGATAATTTTACTCCTTCTATCAGTTCTACATCGGGAGAGAATGTACTGGCCGATGGTTCGGAAATTGTAGGAGCAACACGTTCCCGTAGTGCTATTAATATCTGGACAGATAATGCTATGTGGTTGATGCAGTTTGTAGGACCACCTTTTACTTTTAAGTTCCAGCAGATGGGAACAAATTGTGGTTTGATTGGGCCTCATGCAGGAATTGATTATGCAGGTCGTTCTGTGTGGATGGGAGAGGATAATTTCTTCCTCTTTGATGGGCAGTTACAGGTACTGGATTGTACTGTAAAGAAATATGTTTTTGATAGATTGAACAGGTCACAAACGGACAAAATATATGCGGGTATTAATTCGGAATTTAAGGAAATAATCTGGTTATATCCATCATCAGGACAAAATGAATGTGACAGTTACGTCATTTTCAATCCAGATGATAATTACTGGACTTATGGAAGTGCTATCTGGACTACTTATGAAAGTCAGGAAACCTATGATAATACGATAACGACAGGCGTGTCCGGTACTGAGTCATTCCTGTTTGATAATGAACCTGTAAGTATATTTACTGCAGATGGAGAGCCAATTTCATTCTTTATCGAGTCAGCTTATTTTGATATTGATGATGGAGATGAGTTAATGTTTATGGACCGTATGATTCCTGACTTTGATATCAATGATGGAACCGTTACCATAGAGATTGCTTCACAGGAATTTCCAGTAAATAGTGAAATAATTAAAGGACCGTTTGATGTTACCAACACGACCCAGAAAGTAGATTTTAGAGCAAGAGGCAGACAAGCAAAGGTAAAAGTTTCTGCCAACTCAGCAGGAACATCATGGAGATTTGGTTCTCTGAGAATGGCAATGCAGCCTGATGGCAGGAGATAATGGCTAGATATTCATTATTACCTTCTTTTGCTTTTTCTTATCGCAAAAAGACAGCAGAAGATATTTATAACACGATTAGAAGATGGGGAGCAGCTGTAGTAAATGAATTGGAATACAGAGACCAGCAGGTAGATGCAACACCAGCTAGTCATATTTACACAGTTGTAACCGTAACGAGTATAGGACGACCACTGGCAGGAGACATTGCATACTCAGCAAGTACAGGTAAATTCAAGGGATATGTAAGTTCTGGTGCTACAACGGAATGGCAAAATTTAAATTAGGATAGTAACATGTATACATATGGATATCAAGGCGGAAGTTTAATGGGACCAGTAAATGTAGGAGGGCCGGGAACTTCTCCTACAACTGTTACAGGGCCAGCTTCTTCAGGAGGTTTGGAGTCGTTGCTTCAGAGTAATCCTCAATTAGCTGCTATTCTTCAACAAATATCTAATCGTTCAGTGCCTGCAGGGCATCCCCAGACCAATGCTTCACTACAGGCGGCTGGTGGACCTTCTCTTCCTCCTATTGCTGCTCAGACTGGAGGGTTTTTTAACAGGGGATTGAACACGTTATCCGTAAATCCTGAAGAACGCCATATTCCGAGGATGACTCAGAATCAGATTCCAATGCCACAAGCCCATCAGTTTGGAGGGTCCTATCCTTCCAATGTTCTTAGAGGAGAAACTTATTTACCGCCTCCGTTGGCTAGTTCAATGAGAGGTTCTGTCTCTCCTAGTCCTATCAATGCATCCAATATATATGCTCAGAATACAAGACCTCAATCCAACTACATGAACCCATCAGGAATTTACTAACATGGCTATGTATATGAATAGAGATGCTCCCGGTAGCGGTCTTGCCAGTTTAATGGCAATGCAGGGGAGAATGGGAGACACAGAACTCGTTCATATGAATCCAATGGAAGTCAAGATGTTCGATGCTATGACTCCCGGTGGATTGACACGAAATCCCAAGACAGGAGCACCTGAAGGCTTTGCTTGGTGGTTGCCCATAGCTGGTGCTGCCATTGGTGGTCTTGCTGGAGGAGCAAGAGGTGGAGGATTTAAGAATGTCTTAAAAGGCGCGGCATTAGGTGGTTTACTGGGTTTAGGTGGTGCAGGATTTATGAGTGCCACTGGTCTTGGGGCTACAACTGCTGGAAGTATAGGTTCTCCGTGGGGGCCATTCTCTGGTCTACAAGGATTATTTGGTACTGGTGCTGGTGGTCTTAGTAGTACGTCTACTCTTGGTGGTCCAAATGTATTAATGGGAGGACAAGCAGCAACACAATCTGCCCTTCCACTTAGTAGTGTTCCTCATACAATGGGAATGTTTGGAGGAGTGTCTCCTCAAGCTGCTTTACAGGGTGCTACTGGGGCGGGAGGAACATCTATAGTTCCAGCTACAATTAATCCATTTATAAAGCCTTCTCCTGCTGCTGCATTTGAATCTACTATTCCAAGTCCAATAGCACCTACCTTTTCTACTCCTGAAGCACTGAGATTATCGAATGCTGAACAAGTAGCTAAACAATCTGCACAACCTAATTGGCTTCAAAAGCTGTTTGGAACATCAAGTACTACAGGTAGAGAACCAGTTGAAGGAAAAGCAGCAGAACAAACATGGTTGCAAAAGAATAGATTACCTGTCTCTGTTGGAGTAGGAGCAGCTACTTTACTAGCTGGTCAGCAACCTCCGACATTTGAAGGATTGGAAGATGTTGATGATAGAAGATTCATACCTTCTAAACCTATCAGAGGAAGAGCACCTAGACGGGCAGTTAAATTTACTGCTGATGAGGGGGAAGAATTACTTACTCAAGCGGGAGGACCGGGTTTATTTCTTGAAGATATAGATATAGAAGAAAGCGGAATTGCACCTGTTGGGCAAGCTACTGGTGGATTGATATCCTTACAAAGTGGTGGTGCTCTTGCTAATCAAGGAAGATTTGAAGACAACACACTTATGGGTGGTCAGGTAGCCCATATCAGTGCAAGAGAAGCTGACCTGCTCAAAAGAATGGGTGGTGCTGCTACTATAAACCCTGAGACTGGGCTGCCCGAATACTACTTTACAGGGGTAGCAGGAGGACAGTCTGCTGCTGCTGCTGGTCCAGGTGCTGGTATCGGTTATGGCGGTGCCGCACACACGTCAGGAGGAGGCCAAAGCAGTAGTGGAGGCGGCGGAGGTGACAGCGGTGGAACGACTACTACTACTACTCCTACTACTACTGACGGTGAGACAGCTACTGTTTTAGCTAATGTTGCTCTTAACGCTTTACAAGGCCCAACAACTACTCAGACTAGGGCGGGACCGCAGACATCATGGGCTGCTCCATCCGGTGAGGGGGGTAATCTCTCGCTTGGGAATGTTACTCAAGGTTTAGGAACTCAGGGTATGGGATTTGCTGTTAGTCCCGGCACTACTTTTGGTCCTCAAGGAGTGGGTCTAGGTGGAGTAGGTTTTCAAGCAGGAGGACAAAGTTATACTAGTCCTAATTATGCTTTAGGACCACTAGCTGAAGGTACATCTAATGTTTTTGCTCCCGGTCTTACTTATTCTCAGCAAGGAATAGCTGGTCCTTCTTCTCCATACGGAGCAGGTGAAACTTCCAAAACTTTAAGTGGAGCAGGTCCCGGCTTAGGAGGTTCTGGAACTCCTAGTTTCTCGCAAAGTTTCCAAGGTATATTTGGTACTCCCGGCGCTGATGCAGGACCACTTGCACAGGCTTGGGGTATAGCTAGTAAGCTTGGTCCTCTTGGTATGTTGTCAAGTTTTGTAGCAGATTCAATGGCGTTAGGTGAAGGCACTAGCTGGTCACCTGGAATGCAGGCACAAGCACAAGCAAATGCTGCAGCACAGACAGCGGCTACTGGCCGACAGGGAACGGAAATAAAAGAAAGTGGCTTAGAGCCTGTCAACCAAGGTGGTCTGATAGGCTTGGCTCAAGGTGGTACGATTGCCAGACAAGCTGGTGGTGGTGCTTGGACAGGAAGTGGAGTTGTCGGGGCTAAACCACCTCCTCCCGGTTTGACATACGTGCCGGGAATGGGAGCGATGGGTGGTCCTAAATTAATGTCAATAGAAGATGCAGGTGGACTTTATACTACAGAGGGTGGGGTTAGGGCAGCTCCCGGTTTTATCCCAGCAAGTCAATTACCAAGTTCAGGAGGAGGTGGAGGAGCGCCAGCTCCAGAACCAAGTGAAATCAGAGGACGTACACCGCGTACTTATATAGGACCGACTACGGAACAGGAGATATTTGAGTATGCTACCGGAGTTAGGCCCGGTGGATTTCCTTCATTCCTGAGCGGTGCCTTTACTTCAGGTGGTCCTCAAACAGAACAGGCAGTCGTAGACCAGTTTATTGGAGCAGGCACATCTCCAACTACAGGCTCAACTACCAGTGAACAGGAAATAGTAGACCAATTCATAGGAAGTGCTCATGGTGGTTCTGTCTTTGAAGGACAGGTACATACTACAGGAGATGGGATGTCTGATGACCGTCGTTTTGACATTGTGGAATCACAACATCCAGGAGGAGGTATGGGTTTCTATAAAGACACAGGAACGGATGCTGTCATAGCAAGAGATGAGTATGTCTGGCCTGCCGATGCTGTAGCAATGCTTGGCAATGGAAGCAGCAATGCAGGAGCAGACATTCTTGATAATGCAGTTAAGAATATTAGATATGCTTCTACAGGACAAACGAAACAGGTGAATGAGATAGACGGGAAAAAAGAATTGAATAAGGCTCTGACCGCCTAGAATGATTGTTTACAGGGCAGAACCTAAGTATATTGATGTTCTATGGCCGCATGCAGAACCTCTCTTAGAGAAAGCAATTCGTAGGACCATAGGAGAGGTTGGTTTAGAAGATGTAAAAGGATGGCTCAAGACAGACCGTCAGCAATTGTGGTTGATACTGGATGAAGAAGAGCAGGAGATTATCGTAGCATTTACCACAGAGATTTATGTTTATCCCAATCATAAGCATTTAAGAGGTCACTTGTGGGGAGCAAAAAGAAACACTATGAAGAAGTGGATGGATATCTGGAGTGAACCTGTTGAAAGATTTTGTAAGGAGAATGGTATCAGCCACATCGAGACTGCTGGAAGAGATGGCTGGACCAGAGCGTTACGCAACAAAGGCTACAAAAAATACTACACTGTGCTAGTGAAGGAATTAAAAGATGATTAACACCAAAGAATTAGTTTCCACCTTTTCAATACCTGAAAAGATTGCGTTGTTACGAGATTTATACAACGATATTACAGGCTATGGGGAGGAAGGAGATACAGAACTTGCTCATGTAAATATATTTGAAGCAGGTGTACTCAAATCCTTGGGAGGTTCAGGAACTATCAATGAAGTAACTGGATTGAGAGAGTATAAAGGAGGCGGTGGTGGTGGACAGCAGCAACAACCTGCTGTAACAAGTACAACTCAAACAGCGGAATTCCCTCCTGAGTTACGTCCTCACATAGAAAGAATAACTGGCGAAGCAGAAACTGAATATGATGTTGCTCGTGATGAAGGTTTTATTCCTTTTGGTGGTCCTCAGATTGCAGGTTTCAGACCGGAACAGTTACAAGCACAGGAACTGGGACGGCAACAGTTTGGTACAGGGTTGGCAGGTACTGCTCTAGGTGACCCAAGCACTTACTACCAGCCTGCATTGGGAGCAGGACTTCAGGGCGTCACTGATATTACTTCAGAACAGATTCAGGAACGCATCAATCCTTTTCAACAGAATGTAATTGATATCGCTACCAGAGAAGCACAACGTCAGGCTGACGTAGAAAGACAACGTATTAATGCCGAAGCTGTAGGACAGGGAGCTTTTGGAGGTTCCCGCGCAGGGGTCCAGCAAGCAGAGGCAAGCCGTAATCTGCAACAGAACCTTGCCGATATACAGGCCAGAGGTCTTTATGGTGGATATGACAGGGCTGTAACATCTCTTGAGAATGAAAGACGTAGGCAGCTTACAGGTGCTCAACAATTAGGAACACTGGGTGAAATTGCAGCTGACAGGTCACGCAAACAGATTGCAGGATTGTCAGGTGTCGGTGAAGTTCAGCAAGCCCAGCGTCAACAGGCTCTGGACTTGGCTCGTCAACAGTTTGAACAGGAAAGATTCTTTCCCAAAGGTGAACTACAACAATATCAATCTATTATTCGTGGCCTACCTCAATCTGCTGGATTTACGCAAGTACAACGACAGCCTATCATACAGACTCCTTTGTCTTCACAGTTACTGGGTGCAGGTCTTGCTGGTCTTAATATTTATGGTCAGAGCGGAGGGTTCGGTGCTCGTAAAACTGGAGGTCAGGTAGGTTCCTTTGCAAATGGAGGTATTGTATCTTTACAAAGAGGTACTCTTGAAGAAGCAATGGATGTGGAAAGAAGTGGTCTTGGAGAGGCAATAGAAGAGAAAGGTGGGATGCCTAGTTGGAGAGATATTATAGAAATGATGGGTAGATTACAAGGTGCTGGTGCTTCACCTTTTAGTGGTACAAATGTATCCACTGCTGACGTACACGAGCAAAAAATTCCAGTAACTGGCGTTTATGAAGAACAAGAACAAGAAGAAGTAGAAGTAATGGATGAACCGATACCTTACTTCCCAACTCGTGAAAAAGCCACCACGGAGGAATTACCTTCTAGTTATCCCGGCAGCTTTTCACCACCCTTTACCAATTTGGAGAAATATCAGAATCTCCTGAAGGGTTATAAAGGAGCGCAAGATAAGTGGACTACTGGCTTTGGAGGTGCCTCTCAGGCGCATGCACGGCTTGTAGAAGGAGCTAGGAGTGCCAGAGGTGGTCTGGGTGCCTTTAATCAGCCAACTATCTTAGAACAGCTTACAGCGGCTATGGGAGGTGCTGGAGAAGCACTTCGACAAAGGGCAGAGTCTGAACAGGCTCGAAAGTTGGCAACAACTAAGGAACTAGCTGATATTGATGCACAGCAGGCGAAAGCAGCTGAAGATAGAAGACAGTTTGAGCTTAAACATGGTCTAAGAGAAAGAGAGGTTACTGCTGCAGAAGCAGAAGCAGGTGCTCCAGCAAAGTTTGCACCAACTGCCTCTATGAACAAACAGCTGGCTACGTACTATGGAAGGAAATTAACAGACTTTGCAACAGACAATAATGAGGACATAGTAGATTTTGGTCATAGAATTAATAGTGTAGCCAGTGCTCTAAATGATAATCCTAGATTTAATGACAGGAATCAATTTGATAAAGGTAGTAAGGCTGCTGAATTGGTATCCTTAGCATGGGACCCTAAACAAAGAATGTGGAATCCTGATATATATGAGACAATTCTTTTATCGGCACAGCACGCGGCTGCTGGTACTATAGACGAAACTTTTAATGTTCCTCCATTGATAATAATAGAAAACTTTGCTAAGAAGGCCCAAGATAAATATCCTAATGACCCTGAGGCACAATCAGAGCACTTTTTTGGTCTGATGTTGCAGGCTTTCAGAAGCTTAGATGTAGACATACATGGGAAAGCTCCTGTGGACACGGAGGGAAATCCCATTGGACCATAGGAATATCGTAAAATGATTGATTATCGTCCCACACCCGGCTTTGATTTTTCTTTAGATGTTATTACACCTGAAGTGGCAGACCAGTGGACTGAAGCTGCTGAAAAGGTTGCTGTCGAGCGAGCGCGAATAAGAGGACCTGAACCTGTTACTTTTGGAGAAAAGGTGGACCTGTTTGGTACTGAATCTGTCAATCTTTTTTATGAAGCAGTTGCCAGAGCAATTCGAGGAACGGCATCTCTTGGAGGTCCCGGCGGTCTGGCACCCGGTTGGCTAGATAAAGAAGATATGGAAACTCTGGATGAGAATATTAATACAGCCAGAGATTTTCTACGTGGTCCTTCTCCTTATTATGCAGGACAGAAAAGATTTACCATTACTCCTCTTGGGGGAGCCGGGGCAGAGGTAGGAAGTTATATGATTCCTTACATTGGTGCGAGACGAGGAATTCTACAGGGACTTAAAGGATTTCCAGAATTAGCTAAGAAATATAATGCTCTTTCTCGTAAACAAAAGGTAGGTGTAGAAGCTATGGGTTTTGGGCTTTCTGATTTTATAGTAGCAGACCCTTCTGACCTTCATACTTTTGGAGATTACTTAGGAGGCCCCACTGCCATTAAACCTGATGACAGTGTAATGGAGAAGAAGGCTAAAGTATTCGCAGAAGGTGTGGTATTTGGCGGCACTATCTCAGGAGCAATGCATGCTCTATCCAGAAGCTTGTCAAAAGGCAAACCGCCCATATATAATACTGACCCTAAATCTCTTCGCAGAGGACAAAAAGCTATAGACCCTGATGACGGTGCTGAATATACATGGGTAGGTGCTCAATGGGTAAATGATTCTACAGGAAGAGTAGCGGCTAAAAAGGTAGGAGAAAAATTAACTTTTTTTGTTCTTAATCCTGATGCGGATAGAATAGTTGCTCAAGCTGCCGCAGAGGTTGCTGACCCACTAACAGCTCAGAGAGTAGAAGTTACTTTTCCTAGACTGGAAGAGGGAACTGTACGTACTTTAGGAAATACAAGGTATGCGTGGAGAGGTGCTCAGTCTTTTGAAGATATGTCTTCACAGGATTTAGTAGACTTTGGATGGGAATATTTTGCACGAACAGGAAGAGCACCGAGGCCAGCTGCTGTAGCAAAAGTAGGTGCTCGTCCTAGATGGGTTAATGCTGAAACTGGAAAACCTGCTAGTGCTGAGAATCAACTAAAATTAAATCGAGCATATGGTCCCGGTAAGAGAGAAGTAGAGTTGACTCCTACAGGCTTGAGAAATCTGGAAACAGGAGCTATTCTTCCTAAAGATTCTTTTTCAGATGAAGTGATTGCTAATCTAAGACCTAGAAGTAATAGCGTAGTAGTCCCAGTAAAGGATTTAAATATTTCCTTAGAAGATGCTGCCAAGCTTAATACAGTTACTGATAGCTTAACAGGTCACCCATCCTCTCCCACTGGAGTCTTACCTAGATTCAGAGCTGCTGCTCAAAGAGCAGGTGATAAGTTAGCTAGGGAACTGGAAGCATTTGGTTTTAAATCTATATCTTATCTTGATGGTTTGGCTCGTGTGTCTCCTTCTTTTCGTCAACTACGACACATGATGCATAGCTTTGAAGAAGTAGAAAACCTGAAAGGTATTCCGTTGGGAGACAAGGGTGATTTCTTTACAGAAATGTCCAAACGTATAGGAAAATACACTACTTTACTTGATGGTGCGTTAGATGAGTTGGTTGCTGCCGTTCCTAGAAGTACTTTGGTAAAAATAGGTAAAGCTATCCCCGGCGTTCGTATGATGCGTCATGAAACACGAGAAATTCTTCCTCAAGACGTACAGATTCAGATTCTTAGAGCTTTACGAGGAGGAAAAATACCACCGGAGTTAAACAAAGCTGTTACAGGAATAAGAACTCTTCTCAATGAAGTGGCAAACGATGCTAAATTAGCTGGGTTACCTATGAATATCCGAAAGAATTATTTTCCACGGGTATGGGAAGTAGGAAAACTTAATACGGACGCAGGTCGTAATTTCTTACGCTCAAAAGGAATGAAAGAGGACCAGATAGAAGGATTTATTAGAGAGCTTTCAGAAAATAGTGGTGTAGAAGATGCCAGTATTGTAAAAAATTTATTTGAACGACCACGCAAAGGAGGACCAACTCCTCGTCCTACTAAAAAAATGAGCAATATTGAGAAGTCTCGTACATTCCTGAAAGATGTTCCTGATAATGAACTTGAACCATTTCTAAATAATAATTTTTTTGATGTTCTTTCTACATATACCAGTAATGCAGCCAGACGTGTAACATACGCTGACCTATTTGGTGCAAAAGAAGGTACACTGGGTAACTTAGTACGAAAAGGAATTGATGAGGCTGCTGCAGCAGGAAGACCAGCAACTGAAAAGGAATTAAATCGTATTTATACTATTGCCGATGCTCTCCAACAAAGAGTAGACCCCATAAAACATGCTCCTTCTTGGTGGAGAACATCAAATATTCTCGCTTCTACTTACCAGAATATGAGATTGCTTTCATTAGCTACACTGGCTTCTTTAGCCGAACCATTGGTAGCTTTGGAACGAGGTGGTCCAGCTGCTTTTACAAGGGCTGTTCCTTCTTTACTAAGCACGGCTAGTAGAAGTATGTTACGAACTGCATTCCGTGGAGTATCCAGAAGTGAAGCAGATATTATGGCTCGTGATATTGGTATGGCTTTGGATACCGGTGAGAACAGCATGGTTCAGCGTCTTGTTCAGGGATTCGGAGGAGAAGTAAACAGAGCTAATCTTATTTTCTTTGATTTAACGTTATTGTCTCAGTGGACAAAACTGACACGAATATTCTCTGACCAAGTAGGACAAAATCTAATCCAATCTAATATCAAAGCTCTTGCTACCAATCCTAATTTATCACGTAACGCTCAACAAAGATTTGTTCGTCAATTAGCTGACTTAGGTATGGATGCCGATGAAGCTGTCAAATGGTACAAACAAGGACGCCCCCAGCAAGGAGCTTTCTTTGAGAAAATGAAAACGGGGAGAATTCGTTTTATCAATGATGTCATAGTAAATCCTCGTGTAACCAATCGTCCTTATTGGCATTCAGACGCACGGTGGGGTATGATTTCAAATCTTAAAGGTTTCCAAACTGTTTTCGGCAATACCATTATGAAAAGATGGTATCGAAAGTTTGCTCCGGAAGCTACGGGAGGAAGAGGAGTACCAGCCACAGAAAAGAATCTGGATAGGCTCAATATACTGGCTACAGGTGTAGGAATGATGGCTGTTATTAATGTAGCTTCTGACCTTCGGGATATCGCTAAATATGGTGGTTACGGAAAAAGTCCACGAAAGAAAAAGTGGACTCCTTGGGATAGATTCTGGGATAATATTTATCGAAGCGGATTCTTAGGTTCTTTCCAGTTTGCTGTAGATGCAAAAAGGGCTGTAGAATTTGGTTCCAGTCCCATAGGAGCTATTCTAGGACCAACAATAGCACAGGTAGAAAGAGCTATAGAAAGACCTACAAAAACTACATTGATACAAGCTCTTCCTCTTATGGGTCAATCGCAATTCTTTAGGGAGAGACTAGAAGATATTCTTACGAAGCGTAAAGCTCAGGAATATAGACAAGTTAATTATGATATTCCAGAGAATCAAGCTAAAGGTGGTCTTATTAGTAAAGAATTTGGAGGGCCTATAACTTCAGGAGAGGTAGTGGATGAAACAGAATGGTTGACTTCTCCTTACGAGCCAATACTAAATAAATATGGAATCAAAGCACGAAGAGCAGAGCGTCCAGAAGGAAAGGGAGGACACGCAGAGTATTATCCTGCTGAAGAACGTGATAATCCTATGGCAGGAACTCCTTTAATAGAAATATATAATAAGGAAATCAGTGGTCCTAATCTGGAAAATCTTGTTATAGGTGAAGCTATTCATGGTCTTAAAACTATGGACCCAGTGGTCAAGAAGATGACTGATGAATTCAAATATATAATGAAGAGTAATCCGGTCCAGAAAAAGATTACAAAAGCTCATTATCGTAATGCCCAGAATAGAGAAACGCCAGAACAGCGTACACAGGATAAATGGTTTGAAACAAGTTACGCTGACCAAGTGATGGGAAATATGCTATTCGGGCCTATAGTAGAGGGTCAAGAATTTATGGAGGGTCCTTATCCTTACACTGATAGACAGGTAGAGATAGGTCAGCAACTTATGGCCTATCTGCAGCAGTCTCCTAATCCTCGTTTGCAGGAGGGTGGAACACCCACAGAACAAATGAATAATGGAGGGGAACTAATGGGCGATTTAGAATTAACTGCTTCTAACATTCCTTTGAAAGTTCTGATGGGAAGATTAAATATTAGTGACCCAAAACCTTTATGGGATTTCTCTGAAAAAATAAGAAAGATTGAAAGTGAAAGCGGTAGAACTAATCCTGTCTCTTCGGCCAGAGGTTATTGGCAATGGTTAACAGATAATCCTGATAAAGCTATACTAAACGATGAAGGAGCTATTGTAGATTATGAACTGAAAGGAAGAGATAAAGAGACAGGTGCGCCTCAACCGTCGTGGAATTCTTTCCAGACAGCTCTAAATAGGTTAGAAAGGCTATACAATAAGGAGAATGCTAGATTACCCGAATGGTATCACGAGGCTCGACAATCTTCTTATGATTCTGATGCTGCAAAATCTTTTATTCTTGATAGGTTAACGAAAGAACAGGAAAGAGAATTATTTTTTGCTAATATAGGACAGAGAAGAGGTTCAGATGTATTGCTTAAACAAGCTCATCAGGGTGATATAGGAGCACAAAAAAATATTTATTTTAACCTTCATTATCAGCATCCAACTGGAAAACCTGGTATTAAAACTCGTAGAAGAGTTGACCGTATATTAGGGCGAGACCCATTATTAGAATTTATTCCAGGTGCTTAAGCATTATAACAAGAAGGAACCTGCTATGCCAACAGACCCAACAATGCTCTGGAACGCCATTTTAAGCCTCGCTGCTGGGGGATTTATGTGGTGGATGAGGGGTGTAACTCAACAGATGCTAGATATAAAACGTAGAATGAGTGATACTCGTGAAGAACTTCCTAAAATTTATGCAACCAGAGATGAGTTGGCAAAAGAGGTTACTGAAATTAAAGCTGAAATGCAAAGAGATATGGAAAAGCTACTGGGAAGATTTGACAGGATGGAGAACAAGCTGGATAGTTTGTTAGCAAAATTTGTAACTCCTCAGTAGAGAAGTAGAGTATTGAAATGGATTGGATGGAACTACTTCGTACCTCATGGCCTATTCTTCTTGCATTGATATCTCTTATTATAATATTAGCTAAGATGCATGCGGATATACAGGTATTAAAAGAAAAGGTGCTCACGCTCTTTCAGCTTTGGAACAAGCGTAACGGAAAATAAGATAGGTGATTACACTAACCTCAACAGCCGATGAACATCTTTCAGGCATACTGAAGAACTCACCTGAATCTCAGGGAGTTCTTTTGTCTGTTAAGGGAGGGGGATGTTCCGGTTTTTCTTATGTGTGGTCGCTACTAGAGGAAGACAGTCCAGCATCAGAAAAGATATCGCTGACCACAGGAAATTTATTTATTGACCCGTTAGCGATTATGTTTGTTACAGGTACTACAATAGATTACAGAAAGGATATCGTAGGGTCTATACTAAAGATAGACAATCCTAATGCCAAGTCTTTATGTGGGTGTGGAGAAAGCTTCAGTGTTTAATCAAACTTGCACTTGGCTACAAGAGAGTCAATTTCTTCCTTGCCAAGGATTTCCATGAAACCTACTATACGGGAACGTAAGTCCTCATGGTTGATGTCTTCTTTATCACTCTTGTTACCACGTATGCGCGAGAGGAGTTCTAAAGCTTTGATAGCACTGTTGGTGTTGCCCTGTTGTTTGGCAAAAGTATATTGACTTTCAATTTCTTCTATAACATCGACGCTGGTTTCAAGTTCTCCTTCAAGTTCTTCGATACGTTCCTGTACCAATGGATGTTGAAGTAGTCTATATCCTTGATTATATGCAGACGCTTCAGCATATCCTGCAGCACGGGCTGCCTGAGTTGCATTGCGATTAACAATATAAGCTTGGGCAAATTTTTCTTGTTTTTCGTTTAGTTCAACCATATGCCTATTTGAGCTTTTAGTTCACCTATATCGTTAGTATTTATCTGAAGGTCCTGAGTAGGTTTTGGCGTCCACGAGAGCCTCACAAAGTATCTGCCGTCCTCATCAAGAGTATATATTTTTTCTTTTGTGAATTCGGCAGATGCTACTTCTTTCCATCCCAGCATGAATAGAAAAGCTGCTGCTCCTATCAGAGTTAGTATTCCTAATTCAAATAGCCAGTCTTTCACTGTAAGTTCTCCCTATGTATCCCTTTCATTTTCTCAAAGCTTCTCATGCCGCCCAAACCTAACAACGACAGGGTAAGGGTAAGCAACCCATCCGTAGGTATGACAGGCATTGGCACACTATAGGATGTAACAGCTAGTACCCATATAAAAACAGGTTGAAATACAAACTGCCAGCCTAGACCAAAGGCACATATCCACATGATAGCAGGTCTAGCCCCGGCTACGAAGATAGAAGGATGAGCAGCTTGTGCTTTATTCACTTCTATCTGTGCCATATTAGCTTGTTGAACTTGAGTCTTCAGTTCATGATTAAGCTTGGCACGTAAGTCTTTATCCTCTACAAACTTATCAAGTACGCTGCCTACCACTCCAACAACAGCTTCCGCAATTCCTAATGCCATGTTATCCTCCTATAACTTCCGTATAATGCTTAAGTTTCTGTATTGGAGAGGTCTTCCACAACGAAGCCACTAAGGTGTTCTCTCCATGAAAATTTATATCCATGTCTATATCATCCCGTCCGAATAATTTCTCACAATCCTGCGCCATTGCCAGTAACTCACCAGTAGTCCAGTAAGGGGTGTGGTCTACGCTCACCTTAATATATTTGGGCTTTCCTTGGTCATCTTTTAATTCCTGAAGTTCTTCGGTTGGTTCTTCAAAACAACAATCATAACCAAATAGATGGAAATAGCGGAAGCCCAGAGTATGCATAATACCTATGCCCCTCATAGCTGCACAGGTGCCTCCTACAATCAATGTAGCTCCTTCTTCCATCCCTAGTTCTTCTTTTACAATAAGTTTGTTATCGCGCGGCTGCTTTCCCTGTTCGTCAGGAGTTCGCAGAGCTTCAGAAAATGCATGCCAGCCTATGACCTTATCTGTTTTACTTTTAACAAGCTCTGTCACTGATGGGTCTGTCATTGAAGCCAACATAAAAGTAGTGTCTTCATGTACATTTTCAAACAGAGTTGAACGAACTATCCCGTGGGTGCTCGTTCCTGTCACAGGCCGGGGGTCCAGAATAACACAGGCCCACGGTTTGAAGCCGTGTTTAAGAAGGTCTGGATAGGAGTGCTTCACACAAACAATCTTACAGTTCTCTTCTCCCTCATGCTGAATCACAGCTTCCAGTTCTTTCCAGTTCGTACTGGCTCCACCAGATACCATGATAGCTACTTCATTATTTCTTTTAGCCCTTCCTACCCATTTATTAATCATCTGAGTATTTGATTGTATGTTGTTCTGAATGTATTCTTTGGGAACACAATCTTTCGGTTGAACTATAATAGGAACCTGAAAGAGATGTTGAGGAGGGGGCGGTGTTGTTTCCTCTGAATCATCATTTAGAACGATAGCCAGATGCGTAGAACCTATTCGTGTACTTTCAGCATAGATAGGGTCAGCAGAAGGAAGCACCCATTTTCTTTTGTCCTCAATAGTATCATATAATCTGTTGACTGCACAGTAATGAAGAGCTTCTTCTTTCTTTTCTTCCATAGGATTTATAAAATCATCCAAGATAATGATACGTACATCTTTTAAAGTAGCGTAGTCATGCTGCACAGTAGCATCTGAATGACCACCATCAATGAATGCTAAATCAGCTTGGTTAGGATGTAAAGTTCTCTCACCTTCAGGTGTATCAATAACAATAGGATGTTGAAGTGTTTCTTTAGTGTCTCCTTTTATCAGCCTAAAAGTAAATGTCTTTCCTTTTTTCTTTATTTTCTCAGCGAACTCTTCCAATCTTTTTCGTACTACCTGTAAGGTATTATGGTCCTTACTGTTGAATTCTATCTTATCCAATTCACTTGTAGCATCCTCAAACAAATCATAACCTATGTAACTTACAGAATCTGTGTGCTCGAATGCAGCTAAAGATAGTTGAATAGCTCGTTGTCCATTAAACGCACCTGTCTCTACAATTGTTTTAGGTTTATAAAATAGAACAGCGTCAAGTAACTGCTGATATCTCTTCGCTGGCATAACCATGTCTTCGGAATGTTTATCTTTATAAAGTTTCTTCTTCTTCCCTTTGAAATGGGTCATGAACTTTCCGATAGGAGCTTGGTCAAATGCCTGCTTGCCCTTGGTCATACTTTTTATATCTTTAATATGCCCTGTCCAGTCATGACTTTTCATTCCATGAGCATTATAAATAATCAAGAGCCTCTCAAAAATAAAACCATCATGCCATTCTCTGTAATTAAGAACTTCACCTGAGATGTATTGCCCACGAAGGTCACCCAGTAGGTCTACTGCAGGGCGGTGGTTGAGATTGAATCCTACAAAAGAAGTTTCACTATATTCAAAGCTCTGCCTTCCTAAATAAACAAGCTCTGCTTTAGCAGGAAGACAAGATTCCATGTCCTCTATGGTAAAGCGCCGGTCTGTGGTAGTATCTGCATCCAGCCATACCAGCCATCCCGGTTTCTTGCTATCTGCACATAACTCAAAAGCAAACTCTGTTAGAGCAAATACTTTATGGGAAAACTTTATACAATCATGCTTCCAGTTGTAGGGCATGTCTCCACCAAGAGTTCCATCATATCTTTTATGGCTTTCTCTGAACTCCAGCATATCTGTTATCTCATTGAGGTTTCGATAAGTTATGTTTGGAGATTCTACAGGATTACAGGAAAGTAAATCAAAATCATGATAGAAGGCTGTCAGGTGTAGGTTTGGACCCCAATGTTCGGCAGCAGAGTTAACCATCTTCTGTGCATAATCTTTCCAGCCCTCTTCCGAGAAAGAAGTTACAACATTAATTTTAGCTGTCATTTATTTTTTTCCACTTTAGAGTGGTCTTCCTACCTAATATCTCATCCATATCTAAAAGGTTATTGTATTGTTCCCACTCAGCTGCATAGCTGGCATCCTTGGCACGACTAGGATTCCACTTAGAAAACCACGGACCACCTGTGGTGAAATGAACATTTTTTGGGCGCATCTGTTCGGAGGAGTGTCCATCTAACCAGTTCCATTCTTCAGGAAGAGTTCCTATCAATTCATTGTGATAAGAAACGCGCATATCTTCTGCAGGATAAGGACCATCTAGCATAGCAAAAGGCAAATCAGCTAACCATCGAAAGTTATGGAGCCACAATCCCGGTTTAGTATTGACATCATCGACAGTAAGATTTTTATGCGAATCATGTGAGCAATTCCAAAGAATAAAACTTGACCAGTTTTTACGTGAGTATTGTGTTTGAACTTTACCATCCATCTTTAAAATTTGAGTAGGTGTATAATGGTGCTTGACACACCATAAAGCAGTAGAAGGATTAGTTCTATTCATTACATTAAATACTTCCATGATGTCAGACCGAACTAACATATCACAGTCCATATAAATAGCGTATCCAGAATACATATTGAGAAGAGGTACTAGAAACCGTGTGAAACTGAAATCAGTTGAGAATGGTTTTTTATCTATACTATCAATTTTATTATTATCCTTATCTCTTTCCCAGCTTCTACGATAGATTCCCATGTGACGTAAAGAAGATTGAACTAGAGGAACTATTCTTACAGGTTCAGAAGTGGTGCATAAAATTGATTCTCGTAAAACTTTATAAGCTCTGTCTTCGGCTGGGTCATAGCCTATATAAATAGTAGGTATATCAGTCATTGGTTCCTATCTCTGTTAAGAGAAGGGAGAATTTCTCCTCCCCTCCTCTGGTTAATCACTATCTTTTTTCATAAACAGTAAAGCTCTTTCTAATTCGTCTTTGCTTTCAGAAATAAGTACACTTATAGGGAAACAATTTCTATCTCCAAAGCTTACCTCATCATCTATCTCAGCCCACGTAGAAAAAGTACGTACATAAGTTTCTCCGTCTTCTTCAAAAGAATCAAAAATATATCCTTCTGTCCATATCGTTGGACATACCAGTTGTCGGGATTCTTTTGAGGACTGCATAGCTGAATCTCCTACGATGTCTTTCCACCGTAAAGAAACTCTAGGGTATTGCTTGTTACCTACTGTTATGAATTGCATTTGTTAGAGAATAGCGCAGGCATAACAATTTATTTCTAAGCCTACATTTATTTCACGTACTTGAGGTTTACTCCACATTTTTATAGCTCCTTTTAATTGATTGGGAGAAGTTTTGGTTTCTCTTTTTCAGGAACGTTGATTGTGATTTGAATCATCAGTACGCCATCCCTGAGTGTGATGTCTGATACATCTGCATGCTCACACAAAGAAAAGTTCTTTACAAACTTTCTCTCTGCTATTCCCTTATGAAGATACTTAGGATGTTTATCTTCGTTCTTGAGTTCCCCTTTGATAGCAAGAATATCATCTTTCAATTCGATAGTAATGTTTTCCTTGGAAAATCCAGCAATAGCCATTTCTATCTGATACCCGGTATCTGTTTTAAGTAAATCATGAGGAGGGTAGGTAGGAAGAACTCCTCTCATACGCTCTAAATGACTGAACATTCTATCAAAACCTATAGAGTGACGAAAGAAACTATCCCACACATAGGGCGGTGTATCTTTAAAGTGTTGTAAAAGCATAATAAAATCCTTTCTTTTTCTTAGACAAGGAATAGGGAAAGCTGCATTAGCCTGCTTTCTCCTATCAAGGATAGTATTATCTCATATTTTGAATGACTTGTCAAGAAAAAAATTATACTCCGCAAGTTCCTCCAGACCCTGAGATGGTGCATATATCATGGGCCTGTATATTGTCTTCAAATTCTTCTCCTAACTTAGAGATAGCTTCCTTGTAAGGAACCGGGGTAAGGGGCTGTCCTCCTCTGCACCCATCAGGGAAACAAGTAAAGCCTCTGAGTCTATGAGCATACTTCGCTAACGTATGAGCAAAGGCTTCTACTCCCGCTTCATTGTTATGTTCTGTTCCCCATTCAGGTAAGTTAATAGTACTGGAAATAGACATGTCTACATATTCCTGCACATTAGCCTGAAACTTCATTCGTCTTTCATAATCAGGTGCAAGGTCTAATGCCGATTCAATTTTATCTGGCGATGTACCATAAACTTCTATCATCTCCTGTGCTGTGCTATCAACGACATATTGATAGTGCCAGCGACGGTTCTTCATATACCTTCTCTTGTAGGCTACTGCAAAGATAGGTTCAATGCCTGTGGAGGTTCCTCCTAGAATGCCTATCGTTCCTGTAGGAGCTATAGCACGTACTCCTACTGGGCAAGAGATAGCATTAAACTTAGAAAACTCTGCTGCAGTCTTATCTGACTGTGCTTCGTACACTTTTAACCATCTATGCAGCTCAGGAGTGGTGTCATATTTCAGTCCACGCTGAAGCAACCATTCATGCAAGCCCATAAGACCTAAGCCCAAGCGTCTGTTCTTGGTACGCACCATTAATATCTTATCATAAGGAAGGTCTGCCCTGAGTGTGCCGCAGATAAGAAACTTGGTTGCTAGGTCTACGACCTCTCTCAATTGGTTAATGTCACCGATACGAGCAAAGTTCAGGCTTCCCAGATTGCACACATCTGAATCATCTTCGGAAGTAACTTCGGTACAAGCATTTCTTAATGTTTCGTTTTCCTGTTCAAAGAAGTTAAAAGAAAATCCCGGTTCTGCTGTTGATAAAGCTTGTCGTACATTCTGTAAAAAGATATCGCCTACCTCATTTGTCCTCCAGTATTCAAGCAACCACTCAGTGTCATAGTTCAAAGAGATATTAGTCATATCCAGAGGAGCAGGAAAATCAAAGTCAGCCTGCTTCACATCAAATAATGTCTGGCCTGTATTTCCTACAGGCATATCATTCCAGTTTTTGATAGTAAGAAACTTCTCTGCATCAGGATGTTTCCAGTTAAGAGATGCATAGATAGCTGACCTACGTGAGCCGCCCTGCATCACACGCCGTCCTATCTCATTAATCATCATCATCTTAGGTATAGGACCAGATGCAATTCCCCCTGTTCCCTTTAGGCTCTGTCCTTCAGAGCGGTAGACAGAATAATCTATTCCAATACCTCCGCCCGTCATTAAACAGCTCTCTGATTTCCAACTAAGATTAGCCCAGTCTTCTCTCGTATCTTCTTCTGCTTTCAATAGATAGCAATTGTTAAAGAACTTCTTTTCTCTGCCTGCATAATATAGGTAGCGTCCACCGGGAATGAATCGGAGATTAGAAATATGGTCAATCAACGCTTCCTTTTCATCCTTACTCATGGTTTCTCTACACACATCATTAACTAACGTGCAAGCTAACTCATGAAAAGTTTCTGCACCTTCATGAGAATATTTTGTATAAAATATATCTTCTGAAAACTTTGAACGAAACTGTGGATTCCTACTCGATTTAAACATTCTCTCCCCCATACTCTAGCTCTATACACAGGTCAATATAATGTCGGGCCTTTAACAAATCATTTAACCCTTCGCCTTTAACACGATGTCTTGTGACATACTTGATAACATTGCCTTCACAAAAATTCAGTTTGTTAGCCATGATGTATTCAGTAGGTTGTATTTTACATTCCTTGTAGTGGACACCTCCTACCTGTTCTTGTGTAGCTTTTCCTTTTCCCATATTCTCCTACATCCTATCTGTTTGTAGCACTTGGTTAATTCTATGTCGAATAAAAGTTTTCTCTTTGGAATGAATAACCTTGTAGGCAAAGTTTCGTACATACACAGAATCAAGATTTGCCATGTCACATACCTCTATGAAGTTTGTTGACGTTACTCCGATAGATGCAGCAAACCAACTGATAGCTCGTTCTCTGTAATTGATAGCCTGTGAGGACTCGTCGCTACGCATAGGTTTGGTTGCATCTAGCAGTGCCTGAAGGATAACAGCCAAAAAGAGAGAGCGTTCAGGAGAATCTTTATACTGATATTCCTGCAAGATATTTAACAAATCTAATTTTAATTTATTCATGTGCTCTGTGTAAATTAACAAAGTATTCTGCATCTATAACAACTAACGGGTTCCTTCGGTTCTTCTTTATCACTACCAGAGGTTCAAACTTTCCAGCGTTAGTTTCTGCCTGCTCATATGCAGACCATACATTAAGTTTCTCTTGGTTCTTACACTCGACAGAGTAAGGGAACAAGTGACGAGCGGCTTTCGCCATCATGATATCCTCACCACCTGCTCCCATACTTCTGCTTTCCAAGTCAGCTTCGTCTATGTGGAGGGTCGTTATTAACAGCCCTCTGAACCATTGTTGCAGCCTCCTTCCTTTACTCTTTGCACTTTGAGTTTTCATATTTCAGGAACATTAGGTTCTCTTGCTACGTAAGTTAGAAACCGTGGGCCATTAGCATACTGAAAGGTACGAAGCCCTGCTCCACCATTAGCATCATGCCAGCATCCCGTTTTATAAGGACAGAAGACACAGCCAATAGCAAGCTTACGGTTTCCTGAAGTGCCTTCGGGTACATCAGGATAACAACGAGGAGGTGGGTCATCAGATTTCAGATAACTTCTAATGTCAGTTATCTTTTGAGAAGCATTTTCCATTTCTATGTCATGGAGAAAAGTTAATGCTAGTGTGCCTCGCTGCTTGTCGATAACAAAGAATGCTGCTTCGTCATCTCCTTCCGCTTGAGCGTAGGCAGAGAGTTGACCTATATATCCAAAGGGGTCATCCGATGCCAGACTTCCATTCTCAAATTTTCTGAAGGCATGAGCGGAAGCACTCTTGATGTCCACTGTCACTCCATCAATGCGACAATCCTTGTGACCTGTAACACCATTAAGAGTTACTTTCTTTTGTTCTTCTTCAACTTTGTGTCCTGCCATCGTGGTTAAAAACAAAAGTAATTCTTCTAGGATATTCCCATAAAGAAACTTAATCTGTGTGGGTCCAGAAGGGTCTACTGATTGTCCATAACCTTTAATATTATACCACAGTTGGCGAGCAGGTCTGCCTACTTGTGACAAGCGAAGGTTGGTCTTTCTTTCCTGATTCCTTTCATCATATACTCTATCCAAGACATGCTGCTTGACTTTCTGAGCGAACTCTTCAGCAGCTTTCTGAACAGCTTTGGTTGGTTTTTTTGTTCGAGGTTTATCAATAAATAACTTATAGATATCATCGATAAGAGTGTATATTTCTTTCATGAGAAACGGGGGCTGACACAGGTAAGGCCAGCCCCCTTACCCAGCTAGTTAGAGGGGAATGGGATTTCGTCGTCGTTGACGAAACCACCGGGTACTACATCCAACTCATCGTCAGCGGCAGGTGTAAATTCCTTACGCTCTATAACTTGGATAGTTTTCATAGTCATATTCTTTCCACCATGCTTACTAGGCCAAGGGTCAAACGCAACATTTACTTGTGAACCATTACCTAACCACCCATTTGAATCAGGATGTAATTCATTTTTATTCGCATCAATAAAACGAGGTGCTTTATTAGGAGTTCCATCTTCTCTTTCTACCTTCGTAGAAAAAGTTACAAAATCTCCGCGAACATCTGAAGGGTCAGCTCCTTTAGTTCCTGTTCCTTCAGCCTTGTTTTTTACCTTGTGTTCAAGACCGAGAGCTTGCAGCACTTTAACTGCCTTGTCATCAAGATTACCGATATCTATACTCCACTTTAAAGACTCATTTTGGTTGCCCATAAAACGCTCTGGTACAACAGTTTTATTCCAGTATACAGTTCCGCTAATTACAGCCATGTTGTTGGCTCCTTTCATTTCTATTCAGTAAAAACGAATTATGACATACTCCTAAAGCTATGTCAAGAACTTTTTCAAAAACCACGTTCAACACACTCATCATGTATCTGCCGCCACTTCATACCCTTACTATACTGTGCTGCTTCAGAGATATTCAAATCCTCTTGAAGAATCTGATGAATCCCCAGTCGTTTGATTCTCTTTCCCAACTTGGTAAACTTCTTGTTCTCTTCAGCAACCATAGCAAAGTATAGAGTGGTCAGTGTATTCCAGAATAGTTCCCTATCCTCCTCTTCTAGGTCTTGAGATAAATCTTCAATGTAATTTACTACATTTGCATAGCATTTGACAGATGTCTTCTCATATATCTGCACAAACTTATCATAAATTACATCTTCTCCATACTTGGCAGCTAATTCTTTCAATGCTTTAAAGTAGGATTTGTCATGAGGTGCTTGTGCGTTCCCATCCTTCTTCAGATAAACACACCAGCTATCGAACTTCCCCTTAGAGAAGTATATCTGGGTGCCATAAGAAGAAGTACAGGAACGTATCTCAATCAATGTGTTTGCGCCCATGTCTCACCTACTTTGAATTCACTGTCAAGTGGACAGTTAAGTTGTAGTATATCTTGGGCCTCCTTTATTGCTTCATTGGTTAGCTTACCAAACTCAGCAGCATCATTCTTATGTACCTCAAACTGGTACTCATCGTGAATAGATGCAACCAGCTTGGCATCCACACCACAGCGATATATCTTCTTCATGAGACATACCAGCCATACTTTGCAGATAATGGCTCCAGCACCCTGTATAAGCAGGTTCAGAGAGGCGTGTGGGCTTCTTACCATCAACAGCCTACCATCCAGCCCTTTAATCTTTCCCTGCTCACCAGCCTCCTGTACTTGACTTCTGATACGTCGTAGATTAGGAACGTTGTCCAGAAATCTGTCTATCAGTTGCTGTCCTGTCTCTGCATTACCTTGGACTATCTTGCCTATCTTAGATGCACCCGCTCCATAGAGGAAGGCATAGATAAACGTCTTGGCTAGGTCACGAGTAGGCAACCCTGCCATCCTCTGATTGGCGCTATGGATGTCACCTTCAATCACTTCCTTAGTGAAGTCAGGGTCATTGATATAGTGAGCCAATGCTCTTAGCTCCAGCCCACTGGCATCTGTCCCTACCAAACAGTGGGTCAAGGGACTGCTGACAGTCCAACAAGTTCGACACTCTGTTCCATACGGAGAATAACTGGCAGGAATCTGCGCCATGTTTGGAGAACTGTGCGCCATACGGGACGTAATGGTTTTCAAAGTCATCACTGTACCATGAACGCGCCCATCCACACAGGCTTCTAGCCATGAGCGTATCTGAGATACTCTCTTCTGCAACAACAGGTAGTGACTAATCTGCTTGGCTTCCGGTAAATCTATCCCAGATAGAATCTTCTCATCTACAATAATGTTTCCCTTCTCCGTTCTTTGTGTGGGTTTCCATCCCAACTCCATCAATCGTGATGCAATCTGCTGGCGAGAAGATGGATTAAAGATTTCTACTTTATCTTTTAATCTCTTTCCTGTCTTCTCCGATACCCTTTCATGCACAATAGGTTCAAAGATTCCTTGTAGATTATTCTCTATCTGGTCAGCTTCATCTTCCAGCCTGCCCATCAGAGCAGTGGTATAGGGAACATCCAAAGCAAAGCCTGTCTCTTCCTGCTGGTCAAGGATAGCTCGTATATTATGCTCCAAGCGAACAGACTTAGGCGAGAAGCCTTGACCTTCCTGCGATAGTTCCTGCATCAGCTTTCGCGTAATCTTTACGTCCTGATTACAGTAACGAACCATCTCTCCACTGAACTCATGGAACTCAGTATGGTTTCCTTTAGGCATTCCCAATCGTTCACCCCATGCGGCAAGCGAATGTCCGTTAGGTCGAATGGGATTGTACAACTGAGATAGGATAAGAGTATCGACAACATCGGATACTTTTATCTTTGTGCCTACCAACTTGTTCAGTACAGGAGCATCAAAAGATACACCGTTATGCATAATAAACTGGTCAACTGACCGCGCCCACGGGGGGAAGAGATACAAGCATTCATCCTGTTTGAAGCTCATCGTCTGCCCGTTGTTGAAATCCTGCGCTACTATGCAGTGTACCTTCGATGCCTCTGGAAGAAGAGCGTTGGTTTCTACATCAATTACCCACGGCATCTTCAGTATCCTCCGCTTCAAATGGATTGGAAACTTCACCAAGCCGCCCTGTTTTACTATTGTAGAATAGATAAGTTGCGATACCTGTTTCACCTGTGTACCTATTTTTCAGTATCCGTACCGTAGTTGTGTTGGCATCAACAGGGTCAGGTGCCTGCTGATTTCTTTCCAGTGCGATTACGGCATCGGACAGGTGAGCAATGCTCTGGGACCCACGAAGATGGCTCAAAGATACTTCCCTGCCTTCCTCATGTCCTCTGTCAGCCGTGGTACGACGCAGGTGTGAGACAAGTAACAGTCCTATCTGTGTTTCTTCTACAAGAGAACGCATCTTGGTCATAAGGATATCAATACTTCTTCTCTCGTCTGTGTCTTCTTGTCCTGAAACAAGGATTGATAAATGGTCTATCACAATCCACTTACACTCTAAAGCTTTCGCCATGTAGCGTATGCGATTGAGTATCTCATTGTTAGACGCAGAACCAAAGTGGTCAAAGGCAAAGAACCTTCCTGTTCCTATAGTTTTCTTTTCCCATTCACGCAGCTGGTCACGAGAGAACTCATCTCTTATTTCTTTGATGTACAATCTTTCATTCGCTTCTACCGACATGATGTTGAAGGCAGTATTTTTCACACTTTCTTCTAAAGCTAACACGCCGATGTTGTCTTCCGAATTAGTCATGATATGATGCATAAGTTCCCGAATGATAGAACTCTTTCCCATACCAGCACCACTGGTGAACGTAACCAACTCTCCGGTCCTCAACCCATAAAGCTTTTCGTTCAGCCCTAACCAAGGAAAGTGAACAGTCTCACAGTAGTTCTCGTCATAAAGAGCCTCACCTAAGCTGTTAAGATTAATAATCCCAGCGGGGGTGTAAGGCACTGCTGCCCACCACAATCGTATAAATTCCTCACGCTTGCCTGCTACCAGATACTCATTGGCATCTTTGAAATCCTTGAGATTTACGATACGGCATTTATGAGGTTCAAATAACTCTGCTACCTTAGTGGTAGCCTGCTTGCCTGCCTTGTCATTATCAAAACAAAGGATGACAGCCTCAAAGGAATCCAGATATTCCAGATTATCTTTGCAGTCTCTCAACGCTGACGCAGCAGACTTGACGGATACGCACGGCCATTTCGAGCCGAACATCTGAAAGACAGACAAAGCATCCAACTCACCCTCGCATAAGGTTATATACTTACCTTTAGGAGAGAAGATATTCTGACCAAACAAAGTACTCTTAGTTAGATTTCCTTCTACCCTAAAGTCTTTGTTAGCTGTTATTCTTATCTTGTTAGAGATATGGTTTCCTTCTGAATTATAGTAAGGATAAATATGCTTAGAGATAAAGGTATTCTCTTTTTCTACCTTTACTCCATAAGCTTTACATGTAGCTTCTTTTAATCCTCTATCTCTTATATCAGAATAAAAACCCTGAGAGAAACTATTAGTTATTACCCCTTTGATGGGGGATTTAGTTTGTACTGCTTCCATATAACTTCCTTCTGGTTCAGTAAATGTTTCACAAACAAAACAATATTGATGACCATCTGACCACACCGAGTTCCCATCTGAGGAATCACAGTGAGGACATGGTACATGTTTAACAAATGTTGATTCAGTCTTGTTCACTCATGTCACTCCATTAAAAGTAAAACTAAGAATGTATAAGAAATAAACCACTATGAAACCTACTAGTGTCCACCATGCTACACGTTGTAGCTCATCGATGATTCGTTCTTTGTATGATGTATATGTCTTTCGCTGATAACTTGTCCAAAGCATAGACTAAACCTCCTCTCATGTCAAGTTCTTTCTCTGCGTCTGTTCTTTTACCAAAGGTTTCAACCACGTAGGGTTTTCTTCCTTTCCGTTTGCAAACTAATTTCCACGCTGTTGTCATATCAACTATCCTCCCACTCCTCCCTCAGTATTTCCTTGACAAATCCTTCTTTATCTGCCATAATTTCGTCTGTTTCATTACGAGCTAGTCTCTTTGCTTCTTTGGAACTATAACCTTCCCGCTGATACTCACGTACCAAAGCACGAAACCAAGTCTTTCTATCTCGTTCCCATAGATTTTTTGTACTCATTGTCTTTCTCTTTATGTTGGGTATTTAGAATTGATAAACAACTCGTCTATCAAGTCTGTACGTACTCGTATTAATTCTTTTTCTATTTGAACTAATACATCTAGTTGTTCCACTGGTGGAAGAATCTTGAAGTCTTTTTCAAGCTTAACATAAACATGTGTCCAGCCTTCGCCAGCTACTGTTTCTGTTTCTTGTCCCATTGTGATATATTTATCACGTACCAAACTATCTTTCTTCATGATGCTACCTTTCTCCATAGCGTTTTGTTTTCTCCATCTCTACCCCATCTGTCAGAAATCCAATCTCCTGCTCTAAGGTAGTGGTTCATCTCTCTGGTGTAAGCCTTTGCATCCAATTGTTTTCTAGTGGCTATAAGTTTCTCTTCTGCTGAGGACTTACGACTGCGAGCTATCTTTCCATAGGCCGCTGCCTCACTTTTCTGATACTTAATCCACTCTACTACACGGTCAGGATGCACCGGATGGTCCTTTGGTTTGGTTGGTATCTTGTACTCAATGGTCTTTGGGATACTCCTCTTCTTCTTCATTAGGCGCAAGCCTGTGGACCTTCGTCTTTTCTTCTTCGTAACCAAGGTCGTACATTCCTTCTTTCTTTTTGTCGTTCTCAAAAAGGTCGGGATGGTCAACGGGTCTTTCATCTTCCCTCTCTTCCATTATGTCCAGAAATGTGGTATGTAAATCGCTGATGTATAAGAGAAGGTCGAAAGCATACTCAGGATTGTATCCTGCTTGCATTACCTGTGCTCTTATCCGGTCCAGACCATCATCTACCTTTTGTTTTTTATCCTCAAGAATTTTAGTGAGGTCTACTACTTTGTCAGTCATTCAACACCCTCCTCTTCAGATTTTCTAACAGGTCTTCCGCATGAGTCAGGCGGTCCTTCCACATTCCTACTTCAGATTGTGTTGATTCCAATTTCCAGATAAGATTATCTATCTGTGTTTCAAAGGAAGCAGCTATAGGAATTGCACTGAAGATATCATCTACTATCGCTGCGTATTCCTGTTGGTTGTACTTGCTGATATTTATTTCCTTTATTAGCTCCTTGCATTTATTTATATCTTCTTTCATTCCACCTATTCCTTTTGTAGCTGCACATCGGCAATGGTTTCTATCCAGACCTGTGCTCCGCATGGCAATGGTTTGTCAGGTGAATATATTATATCACAAGGTCCATCGATATGCACGTTGTGTGCGTAAGTGTTTGATTTATAAGTCTTAACAGTAATCACAGGGTCTCTGGTCCCATGCTTTCTGTTACGTTTTATGTTATGCTGATTCACATGGATGCGTTTAATCATTCCGCTCTTCCTCATCTGAATCCCACCACTCACTCAGTTCAATCTTTCCATATATGTTGTCCTGTTGCTGACAAATAACTGTTGCTCCTTCCAACGCTTCCTCAATCAGTTCCTTGATTCGTTTATCAATCACTCCTTTCAACGTTTCTACAATCAGTTCCTTGATTCGTTTATCAATCATGTTAGTCATTTCTTAGTACCTCTTTACTTTCTCTACGATTGTATCCACCCCATTGTTAGGTGTGTAGCACAGTAAACAATCCTTGCACTTCTGTCCAGTACAATTTTGTAATTCCACATGTTCATGTGCAAGAACATTATTGAATGTCCGGTCAAAGTGTCGAGGAGGTTTACTCATAATTGTACCTACCTTCTTATTAGAGTAGATAAGGATAAGATTGGCAGGCTTCTCACGTTGGTCAAAGAATGGTGCAATGATGTCCGTTCTCTTTGTCCAGAGAGCGAAGATGGAGTGCGGATTATGCTCTGCAATCCTGCAATAGTTCTCTATGTGATTGAACTTAGGGTACTTTATCCCATCCACGGTTTCTGTTATCAGCTCACCATGAGCATCAAACCTATAGTATAATTCTAGGATGGTGGGTAACTCATGTTGTTCAAGTATTCGCACAGGAAACAAGTCACTGTTCCTCTGCAATGCAGGTGCGGTATTCTTGCGGAAACCCTTGAGCATATCATAGGAGTAACATACCCCGCAGATATCCACTACCTCACCTGCTTCTTCATTGCGCTTCTTACCACGCACGTAGTTGTCATGACAGAACTTATTGGTAAGTGTGTTCACACTGACAGACTTAAACAATTCCAACTTGCCTGACAAGACAGTCTCATGCACTGTCTGCATGTCTAGTTCTCCTTATATTACACAGAGTAACGCTAGAAAGATAACAAAACCTATGATAATATAGTTAGCATTCATCCTCATCTGGCTCCTCCTGTCCATGTTTCCAGTACATACTTTCTTCCCAGTCATGGGTTAGTTCTTCCAGCCTTTCAAACATCTCGGTATCATCTGATGTTTCTTCTGCATTAGAAACTAAACTTTCCCACTTTCTTCTGAGCTGACGGACCTCTTCATACGTTAGGTCCATCTCGTCAATTAGGACAACAACAGCCTCGTGTAACGCTTCCTCCTTCTGATGTGTCCACAGGCGTATGCCATCCATCATTTCTCTTTCTCTTTTAGTAGACATCTTATTCACCTACCTTTTCAGAATATATTTCTTCTTTAGGAACTTCAAAGTCATATGCAAACTTTGTTGAGCTTTTCATTATAGCTCTTTCAACTCCTTTCTCGCTTGTGTACACTTGTAGCGTAGCAAAACCAAGATTGATTTCATTATATACTAACCCATTCATCTTCACCACTCCTTATGCAGCGAGTGCCAACGATGCCCACTCAGTTGAGTTCAGCATCTTACGTACCTGTTCTTCACGGGTAACACACACGTTCTGTGGTTTGCTGCCCTTACGAGCATTCTCAGATGCGTGTGAAGACCAGTGAGTGGCTGCATTATATGCCGTCCACATACTACCCTCGTTTCTCGTTGCATACTTCTCATAGAGAGCACTGCCGTGTATGTGACGGTTCTCCTCATCAAATATCTTCATGAGGTTGGAGAGCATTACCTTGTTAGCTACCTTCTTTCTGCTAACATTATCAGTACGTTGAGCCAATGTTTTAGTGAACAGGTTAATGGCTTGCTCTCTGGTTACAGGGCTACGATACCAAGTTTGCATCATCTCTTTACCTTCTCCACCTATATACGTTGCTGCATTCTTCAGCTTGTGAGTGAAGGCTTGGACATCTAAATTCTTGGTATGCTTCATGTATATGTACACGAGCTTATCCCCTACTACGAGGGTGTTCCAACAGGCATCGCGGAAATTTCCCATCATCCCATTCAATGCCCATTTCCCATTATGAGAATCGCGCACAATAAGTTGTGGTATTACTGTGTCTCCATTACCAATATCCATAGCCTGTGCAGGAAACTTGGCAGTCAATTGAATTTGAGCACCATTATCATACACATCTGTTGTAGTAATTACATCAGTCAGGTCTATGCCAGAGTCCCGAAGACCCTGCTCCATGCCCTCCACCATTGGTAAGTACTGATGGTCAGGTCTCTCCTCCGACACGATAGATAGTACTTGTTTGTTATCTGTACGTCGAAGTCCCAACCCTACTTCAGGTGAGACTGCTGAAAGTCCACTACTCCAAGTACCAGTGGACATATACTCATCCGCATCCCATGCGTGAAGTGGGAACTTCTCTACCTTGAAGTTAAGTTTATCATGGTCGAATAGTTGATTATTCATTACCTTGTTCCTTTGCTATTTTTTTGTCAAGTTCTTTAATTCTAGCAACAACATTATTTTTGTTACCAGTGTACGCGCCTACTTCTATGGCGTTGTACATCTTCTTCAACCTATCCCGCTGGTCTTCAAGAGTAGCGAGGTATATCTCAGCAGGGGATTTACGATTGGGTCTAGTGTCTACAGTATTTGAACCCATCCGCTTCCTCCTCCTTCTCTGTTTGATACAGTTCTAGGTTGTGCTTATCCATTAACTCAGGCGTGATATCTTCCTGATATCTACCTACCATTTTCTGTTGCTCTTCATGAGCAGCATCAAGCTCATCCAAGTATCGGACATGCTCATTCAGGATGTCTAGGATTTCCTCAAGAGGTTTACCCCAGTCACCCATTTCTTTCAGGTCTTCCACCACTTCAGGAGGAATATCTGATTTCTTTTTGTAGTCATGCTTCATCTTCAGTTCCTTTCTTGAATTGACTACGATTGTAGGAACCAGTGCCTTTCTTAGTAGGCACCACACGTTTGCCCAATGCCCTTCTGTATTCCCAGTTAGGGTCACGGGTCTTCCTCACCTTGCGGGTGAGAATATCTTTAAGAGATTTATGCATACTGCATCCTACTCCTGTGTGTAAGGAATGTCAACAGCCTACAGATTTGTATATATCCACTTGGCTATATCCCTGAATGAATGACCACAATCATTCATGCGAGCCAACGTGTGGGCATCCTCAGATGACACTCCTATATCCGCCATCATGAGGGGAGTCAGCATTAGTTCTTGTGTCTCAGCGTGCTCATCCTTCTTATAAACGTAGCTAAGATACTTACGAGGAGCATCCAGCTCCCGCAGGTGTTCTGTCTCATCTGGATGTGAGTCCGATGCGGGACAATCCTCTGGCAGCACTTCGTAACCAGTTACATTAGGCATCAACTCACACGCTACTCCGAGACAGCAGCGCCCATCTTTATTATCACCTAGCATTGACTCCACTTGGTGATAAGGTCCATTACGTAGTGCATCAATCCATTTTGTTTTGAATGTACGGTCTAACATATCGTTCTTCCTTTTGTTTTTTGTAAGAGATAAACTTTTTTGCATTCAGCTTGGCATTCGCCCCATAGAACAGAGCTATGGGTTCAGATGCTACAACATCATGCACTAATACCTCAGTGAATCGTCCACCAGAATGTAGACGATGTGTTTGAGTAATATACTCCCACCCATGTCTGAGTTTACTCATTAAGGGGCCTGCCCCACAACACGGATGGTTGGAGCATATCGATACCAGTCGAGTTGTCTCTTCGCTTCCTCTTCAGTAGCGAAGTAACCCTTACTCAGCCTGTCCCAAGGACCACATTCCTTACAATAATATCCAATGTAATAACCGGCATTGGAACGCAGCACTTCTACGTTACCAATCTTGCAGTTATCACCCATCTCTTCACATTGAGGCATTAGTGTATGCTCCCTTCGTCCTCATCATCCTTAGCAAGGGAGGCTAGCATTTCGTCAAGTCCTTTAGCCATCTCGCTATCTCCCTCACCTTGAGAGTCTAGGAAGTCTTTGAACTCCTCACCTGTCAAACGCACGACAGCAGAGTCCATAAGTATATGAGCAGTAGTGAACAGCATACCCTCTATACTCTTTTTGTGCTTTCGTAATTCAGGAGGAGAGAAAGAATAGATAAGGTCTTCTAGCTTACCTGCTAACTCTCCCACTGTTTTAGCAATTTCAACATGTTTTAGTAGAGTTTCTTTTGTAGACATCGCTTTTCCTTTCAATAGATGCGACTGTCATCAAACACGTAGGGAACTACCCCACGCTCACTGCCATTGGCGAATATAACTACATCACCCATGACAATCTCGTCAACGGCGCGTCGG